GTTGCAAAAGATGTAAGTAAAGAGGCTTTTAATTATTTAAAGCACAAAGCTAGAGATCTTTGGTAGATAATTAATAACCGACGTAAGTAAGTGGGGGTTATAATTAGTTTTAATGGGACTTTTGTTCCAGGAGTGATAACAGCTTGTCTGTTAGAGAGATTTTTTAATCTCAACAATCAGCATACTTCTTTAGCTGAATAGACAATGTTTATTGATAACGATTTCCCTAAACTGCTCGGTGCCGAACTTTATCGTCCGCATCCAGCATATATCGTGGAAATGGCTTGCGAACCAGTAGTCGTACACGACTTTACTAAACAGCCTGGACAAACTGTTCAGCTAGATCGCTACCGTTTCTTCGGCGCTCCAGGGACAAAATCAAATAGAGAGCGTACACAAGACCAGACTATAGGTACAGCTAATAGCCGTTCAATCGTTAAGGACAAAGTACTTGTATCTCTTCGTGAGTATACAGGTCCTGCTGATCCTAACAATGCGAACCTACCTAGCACCTTTAAGATTGCCCGTGAAACCCTAATGACAGCGCAGCGTTTGCTGCTTGACACAGGGAATCTCAACATGTTCCACCAGTCAATAGGTAGCTTAACCCTACTTGATGACTACAGAAGATGGAGAGATAGAGTATTTCTTGACGAACTATTCAAAGCTGAATCACGTGGTAAGTCTTCTGATACTCAAGGTGGTTACTACTATCCTGAGAATCCTACAAAGGCTACTAGTACTTCATTACCTGCCTATACAGCAGCTCAGTATGCATCTGAGCGTTTCAAATTCAACGTTAAAACTGACCTTCTAGAAGTAGTTAAAGGTTTACGCAAACGCAACGTTCCTGTCTTTGCAGACGGCTACTATCGTTGTATTGCTGACCCTTCATTCATGAAGGACATGAGAGCCGATTCTGGCTTCCGTGAAGTTGCTCGTTATCCTGGCATGGGACAGCCAAACCCACTTATGGGTGCGCAGTCTCCTAACTCTGCCGTTTACGGTGGTGGTCAGTTTGGGCAAGCTCAGTTCGTTGGCGGTGAGCCAGTTATGCCATCAGGATTCGTCTTTGAAGGTGTAAGGTTCTTCGAGTCTACAAATATGCCTAGCAAAACCATTTCGGTCGATATTGGTGATGGAAACGGTGCACAAACACGTGACACCCCTCCTGCTTTATTCTTCGGTCCTCAGTCCGTTGGAGTCGGTATTGGTGGTCCAAATGCTCAAGTTCTAATTAATAACAACGATGACTTCTCAAGATTCATCATTCTTATTTGGCAGCTTTACGCTGGTTTTGCGAACTTGAACAAGGACTTCACAACAGTCGGTTTCACCGTTACTGAAGCATACTAAGGAGGTATTTAATCTAAAATGGCTACTTACAAAAGTGATGCTGGGGCAATTCTTAATCCTGGCAACCAGATAAACCGTTTATCCTCCTATAACACTGAAGGTGTTTATGGCTGGCCTGGTATTGAATGCTTTGAACTTATTGGTTATGCAAAAGTAAGCAATAAGGCTGCTGATAAAGCCAGCTACAAGAGCTTCAATCTTACGATTCCTTCTCCAGATCGTCGTCCAGATGATCGTGTAAGAAACGACAGAACTAGCTTGGTAGTACAAGCTTCTACTGATCGTCCTGCTTACGTTTATGGTGCTTCTATTTCTATCGGTCAGGATATTCCTGCTGGTGGATTAGCTACATATCCTGCGTCACCAGTGACTGCAGATATTCAAGGAACAAATACTGAGTTACTTTTACTTGGTCCTGATAATGGTGGAAACCCTGTTGGTGTTCCATCTCCACAGGCTCTTGGTAACGCAGCTGCGTCTTCTTCTCTAACATTTGGTGCTACAACCATCATTACTCAGGGAACTGGAGACACAACTACAGGAAACCTTCCTTTCTGGACTACTGTTACAACTGGTGGTATCGTTGCGGCTAACGCAGCTGATTCCATGATGTATAAAGTAACTGCTGACACAACCTTCAAGGTTTATAACGTCAACGCAATTACTGGTACAACTATCACAGGTGATGGAGTTTACATTAGTGATGCTGATGCAGACGCTAATCGTTCTGCATACATTCTTGCTCGTGTTAACTACATACGTCCTGCTGCTCCAGTCAATTGGAACAATATACAAGAGTATATTGATTTCGCTTCTCAGTTAGGTGGTAACGACGAGTAATATCGTTTTTATAATAATAAAAGGGCTGGTCTATATGATCAGCCTTTTTAATATCTGAAGTATTAATCAAGGTATTCTATAGAAAGTCAATTAAAAACAAAAATGCTTTACCAGTACAAACCAACTGGATCACTTGTTGAGAAAATCTCACAGCATGGTGATGGCGTTGTTATGTGTATCGATTCGCAAGATGAAGTTCTATATGTTGAGGAAGAAGATCTTATTCCGCATTTAGATGCTACTACTGAGCAAATTAAAACTGAAGAACGTCTAACAGAACAATTAAAAGCAGAAGGAGTTAAACCTTCAAAACCAACTAAAAAAGAAACATTCCCTGTAGATGTTAGACTTAATATCAATACAGCAAGTGCAAGACAGATAGCTGATGCGTTGCCTGGTGTAGGATTAAAGACAGCCAGGGACATTAAAGATTTACAGTCTACGATGCTTGGCGATAAGTTCATCAAATTAGAACAGCTTAAATCTATTAAGCGTGTTGATTGGGATGAACTAATAAAAGAGAATCTTATTCGCGTTGAATAATGCAACTTGACAGCTTTTTGAAATCTAAAGTCCGTTGGCATTTAGGTTATAACCAAACTTCTATACCAGCTGGTGACTTAGCAAGACTTGAAGAAGCTGTTGAGAATATACAAGATTCTTTTTGGTATTCAAAAATAGCTGAACAAATTACACGTTGTGACGAGGCAGAGAAAAGAACAGATATGACAGGAGGCATGAATAATGATGTTACTCCTGCAGGAAGAAAAGAAAATATTGCTGGTGATGTTGACCGTACAATTAGTACAACAGACTACAGAGATACTTTAAAAACTTGGAATACTATTTATATGTATGAGTGTGATCGCCTCGCACAACATTTATATGTACCAAATTATAGAAATCCTGAACAAGCAAGATATCGTTTTGAAAGAGAAGGTGCAGAATTTATACAAGCTCTTCCTGGTCCAGCTGATGTGGCAGTAGGTACACGATTAATGTTTGCTGCTGAGCTACGGTAATGTCAAAAGGTAAGATGCCACCTGAACTTCTTGAACACTTCAAAAGTAAGTTGGCTAAAAAGAATGGAGATAAAGAGAAATCTGATTCATCGAAAAGAGCAGAAGCATTGTCTAAAGCTAAAGCAAAGATAGAAGAAAAAAACGCAAACTCACGTGCTAAAAAAGAAACAACTAGTTAAAAGAGCATTTAAACAACCTGAAAAATATACAGACGGTGAATTGATTTACATGAAATTATGGAATTCTGAAAGAAAACGGTTAAAGAAAATTAGAAAGAAAGAAAAGAGGGAAGAGCACATCTAAGTTAGGCTAGAATACATATAAGTAAGCGCAAAAGAAATTGGCATCTACTTCCACTAATAAACAACCAATGATGCTGGATAGACCAGCAACTTCTAGTACATTGGTTACTGTTGCTTCAGGACAGTTATTTTCTACTAGTTTAATTCCTACAGCTATTGGTAATGCTACTAAGATATTTGATGTTGACTCAGCTGCAACAGATACAGCTATCGGCGGTGCTTATATTGATGAAATCACTCTTCGATACAGTAAAGATGTCAATCTTTATATAGATGCTAAAGCTGCAACAACTGCTACATATACCATTAACAATGGATCAGGTGGTGCAGGGACTATATTAACAGTTACTCTTGCAAATCATAATTTAAAAGTAGATCAAAAAGTTTATTTAGATTTTACAACTGGAGTAGGAGTTGATTCTACATATACAGTAACTTCCATTACTCCCACAACTTTTGTAGCTACATCTACATCTCTTAATACCAGTGGAAACGTTAGTGTATATCAACCTACTGATGTTTGTTTTTATTTAGTAAAAGCAGGAACAATTACAAATACAAATCAATTCTTTCCTTTATTTGTAGCAAATATTGAATCAATAACAGCAGCACAATATTGTAGTTTAACAACAAAAGAATTGCTTCCTTTTATTAATAATCCAGTTGCTCATGCAGGCACTAATTTCGGAAGTGCAAACAGTACTATTGCTCCTAAGATGCGAGGTTTAATGCTTCCTACAGGCTCTGCATTATATGCTTCAATTAGTGGAGCCACTTCATTGACTAATGGGTTTTATATAAATGTTTTAGGTGGTTACTATTAAATTAGTAAGTTGAAAAATAATGAGAAGACGTTCTAGCTTTGGAGGATCTTTTGATGCATCTTTTAAAGATCCATCTGGAGGCTTTAACAGAAAAGAAACAAGTTATCAAAAAAAGATAGAGTTAGAAGCTATAAATCCATATCAATTTTTTCCTCCAGGAACACAACCAGATTATAGTGAAGTTCGTTTTTACGATGTAGATAGTTCTTGGAGTCGCTGGCGACGTGGATATGAACTTTATTGTATAACTCAAAGTTATTTAGGATCTAGAGAAAAAGAAAGAAATAGTCGTGGAGATTTTAGAATGTATATGACATTCCAGTTATTTCCAGGATTATTTATACCTGCAAGAATATTCACTTTCCCAAGTAGTGGTCCTGAAATGGGAGAACATACTGTAGGAATAAGAGATAGCAATGGATTTAACTTTTTTGATTTTGGTTTACCAATTGATGAAATTAGATATGTAACTGCTGCCAGAAATGCGACTTATGTAAAAACAGGTACATCAGTTGTTGTTTCTTTAATGGATCATGGATATTTAATAGGAGAAGATATATTTTTAGATTACACATCTGGTACTGCAACAGATGAAACTTTATCTATTGTTTCCAAAACAAATAATACATTTACTTGTACAAGTGCTGTTTCTGTTTCAACTTCAGGAAATGTTCAAGTAAGACAGCAGTTTGCAGATACAGCAGAAGGATTTGCTGATCCTCGATGGACAGAACAACGAGTAAAAATTCGTTTTATGCCTACACCTGTGACTCTATTTGCAGGAGAACGTTTAGCAGATCGTGTAATTGAAAGAGATCCAGGAATTTCAATTACTTATTCTCAATCTACAACTACAATTACAGTAACTTGTGCGTCAGCACATGGTCTATCAACAGGTAATAAAGTATTTTTAAAATTTAACACAGGAACTGCAACTACTGGTCTTTATGATATTACTTATATTAGTGCTACACAATTCAGCGTCACTTCTATTATTAGTGCCACTACTAGTGGAGCAGGAATTCTTTATAGGAGAATCAAAGGATATGATTATAACGAATATGTAGGATATACAGTTACAGGAGTTGATTTAGCTACTAATGAAATTCTATTTCAGAGAGATGATAGTTATGGAACAAAAATTGTAAATGATAAAGCAACAACAGGAGTTCCTGCTCATAGAGGTTTTATTACAAATAGATTTTTAACAACAGAAATTCGATATCAATGTGACTGTCCTGATTTTATGAGAAGAAAAAATTATAATTTATATGAGACTAGTGACAAAGAACGTTTCCCTAGAACAGGAATTGAAAGTGTAGTCCCAGGAACAAGACAAAATCGAGAAGGAGATACTATAAATGCTAGAGATAATATTGGTGTTTATGATGATTTTGGTTATGCACCTGTTAGTAATTTCTATCAATTACCTAGTTATGACGATGGTGTAGATGCTTCATTTATGAGTTTGCAATATTATCAAACTCGTTGGTGTAAACATATTTATGCAGCTATGTTTTCTATGGTGCATGATGAAGGAACTGAGCCAATTAAGATTGAAGCTACTTATACACAAACAGGACCAAATGTAAATATTCTTGCTACTAATCATGGTCTTTTAGCTAATACAAAAGTTCAAATTGACTTTACTAGTGGTGATTTATTAGATGGAGAGTACACAATAACTTCAGTTATAGATGTTAATAACTTTGAAATTGTCTATCCATATTCAGGTTCTGCTAATGGTTATTGCACAGTTAATAATTTAAAGTTACATGAATATGTAGGTACTTGGTTACTGGAACCTAATGATCAGCCTATAGGAAATGCTTTAACTAGATTTCATAAAAGATTTGAAAAGGAACAAGAACAGACAAAAAAAGCAGCTGAAAGAATGTCAATGATGGGATATGGATTGCCTTGGACAGGTAATAAAACTCTTCAAGATGGTGCTAGTGGTTTACCAGAAGAAATTGCAGAGTTTGATCCTAACTTAGTCACAATGAAATTGACAGATACAGTTAGAAGAGATTCAAAAGTATTGACTCGTGATGGGCAGTTAATGAATAAAGCGGCAACAACATTAATGACAATGCAAAAAGTATTAAATTTAGATTTTGATCTTTTAGATGATGTTCGTATCGGCTTATTAAATCAACCTCTGACTGCTTATGCAAGTAATTTCCAAATTGGTTTAGTTGATGGAGGCACTTATCTTAATGGTGTTCCTGCTCTAGGTGATGCTGTTAGTTCAATGGATTGTTCCACTTATAATCCAGAAGTTTATCAAGACATTAACGTAGATTCTAGCTTCTATATCAATACTTAATTATGACAATTCAAATTTTAAGTAGAAGATCTTCTCTTCTTAATGACAGACCAATTCCAACTCGTATTGGTGAAGGTGAGTTATGTGTTAATACAAATACAGGAGATCCTGGACTATATTTTGCAGATGCCACTGCAGCTCCTTCGACAGGTTTAATTAAAGCTGGACCAACACACGTAGGTTCTACACAACCTAATAATGCTCCAGCAGGATTTACAAGTTTTTCTAAAGGTGAAAGTTGGTTAGATACTGCTAGTACTCAAATTCTAAAAATACATGATGGAACTACATGGCAGTTACCTAAAGCTATAGCTTCTATTGCTGCAAGTGCAGGAACTTATCCATCTAATCCTGTAAATGGACAACTTCATTACACTGAATCCAATACAACTTTATATATTTATAGAACTAGCACATCTTCTTGGGTTGCTATCTCCTAGTTTTTTGTGAGATTAAATACGCATTTAAAAATTCCCAGATTTTGTCTAATTTCTGGTTAACACTATTCATTTCACGAATTAAATCTTGTTTCATAACATAATCTCGAAGCATGTTGTCTTCGACTCGATTAATTTCATTTTGTAATTTATCAAATTTTCTTTGAAGTTTGTCATTAAAACCATTTAAAGATCTGACAACACCAGCAAAAGCTGCTAGTGCACTTGTAATAGCAACAGCAATTACTTCTGGAGTCATTCTTTCATTCTAAAGGATTTAACAACTTAGAATAAGAAATAAGTATTGGATAGTATATGGCCTCATATGAGCCAAATTTAGAAGGTGCAATAAGTGCTCTTGTAGATTTAATGACTGCAAATGGATTTACGATGACTCGTTCTCCTTATGCACCCAATTATCGTGGATTAGTTGATGCAGTTGTTGATTTAAAAGAAGGTTTTCCTACCTTCTCTCCTATTCGAGTTGGATTTGATGCAACTACTTTTGAAGCAGTGAGTGATAAAGATGCTCTTTATATGCGTAGTGCAGATGGTCAAGTAGGTAAAGCAACTGCAGCAAGTGGAAGTTCAGAAGCAGCAAATGTTGTTGGTTTTGCTGATTCAACTAAAGGTTCAGGTGAAACTGTAAAAGTTGTTGTTGTTGGAATTAAAACTATGAGTGGTTTAGACGCAGGTGATTTGTATTATTTATCTCCTTCAACTGCAGGAGCAATAACAACTACAGCTCCTAGTGGTTCTGGAGAAGCTGTAACACGTGTAGGAGAAGCTGCTACTACTACAGATTTTTCAATA